CAAACATTGGTGCCGAAGTACCCAACAACTAATTACCCATTTACCGCTCAGTTTTTTATAAAAACTAGGTCAAGTATCTAGTCCCGCTTCAGGGTTATGACCTAGCCCACCCGATAGCCGAGGGTGTCAGTGTGTTACAGAGCCACAGGTCAGATGCCAAGGATGGTCTTGAGGTCCTTCATGTTTTCTCTACGTATGGCATTCATAGCAGAATAACCAATCAAGTTGATAATGGTGGCTGAACGCTTGAATTTGCCGACCACACTTTCCACGTAGGCCAAGGGAGTAGCCTTCCAGGATCTTTCCAGCAACGGGACGTTTATCACACCACCTTCAAACAGGGCATCTGCCACTGCAGTAGCGTGATCTCGCAACGACTCGTCTCTGTAGGAAGCCAGAAACCGTGAAAACTGGGTTGCATTGTCTTCAAGCCATTTCACCACCTTCATTTGAAGCCTGTTCTCGATAATGACTGGGGTATTTATCCTCACTCGCAAAGGATCACGCAAGATGGATAAATTGTCACGAACTACAACTCCCAGCCTCATCAGGCGTATCACATACATCCGATATTCGGGGTAAGTCCTGACCATGCGGTTCATCATGGCCAGGCCCTCGGACGTAGCGTTACTTGAGGCATTGGTGGTTAGTGCTTGCAAAGAAGTCACACCTAGGCCACCAAAGGATTTGGGAGTAATCATCTTCAACGCCAAGTCAACAGGGGATACCACACTCATCGACCTACGGCACCACCTGTGGACATTCTTGATAATGGCATGTGCCATCATGGTGTACGTGACCACCCAATCTGCGCCGTCCTTCACTGCACCTTGAGCGGTGGCGTAAAGCTGGTCGTTTTCTTCGGAGATGGTGGCTGCAGCGTTCTCATAGTCAGGCATCAGACGCATCAGGGCCTTCACACCCTGAGGCATTTTCATCCCGCGGTAATAAAAAGCAGCCAAGATCTCACCCCCCTTGCGGCTAACTACGGTCTTGGAAGGCTTACAGGCTTGCCCGGCTGCTGCATACACCTCCTGCATCACTTCCATGAAGGCGGCAGCGTTGGCACGGGCCTCTTCACCGCGACCGGTCGCTGCAATCTTGATGGCCCCGTCGTCGATGAAGACCACGAGGTCGCTCTTTCCTGCAATCAGTCCACGTTCTCTACCGATGCGTGCCGCGGTCGAGAGAAGGTCAACGTGAAACATGGTCATCATTTTACCCCGAAAGCCCTCAAGGTCCACACCAGGATTTTTCCACTCGTATCGTAACCCCGATGTGGTGTGGATGATATCGGAGGTACAACCAATCCTGTAGAGTGAAGCGATAGCTGGGACGGAGTATGCTACAGCCCACCATTCATGGTAGTTCTCGGTGACCTCGGGATTTGACTGTGGTGAGAACTTGGCCAAGTCAAAGGTGAGGATGTAGATGGTCACGTCCATACCAGCCGGAACCGCATCTATTTCTCCATGCAAGTCCATCACTGATGCACACAACCTAAGTTTGTCGGCTGTGTTCTTGCCCATCAACGAACATGGGTAGTATTTGGCAACGTTCGACAGATTAGCTTCCAGCTCACCCAACAAGGTTCTCTGGATGGGTGGTGCCATGTAAAACAGACGGGAATCCGGTTTCTGAGCCTCAGGTTTGTATGCAACTCGGACAAAGTTGTCTTCAGTGATATTACCTTGGGCGAAAGACTGGAGATCTGTCACAGTGTCCACGTTGTGACCCTCCGCCATGTACCAAAGCAGGTATGATTTCTCGGCTGCTTTGGTCTTCATGTCCAGTTCCTTGGCTTTAGACTGCGCGACAGTGGTTTTGTCCTTGATCTGCGTCACGATATCATTACCCATTTGGTGGTAAACAAGACACCCCGTGGGATCCCAGTCCAGAAGTTCTTGCCTGGTGAAAGTTGGCCCCCTCACGTCCATAGTGTCTGGCCAACGACCGTAGTGCCTCTTGAATGCGTACACCAAGTTTGCCTTCCGTTCTTCTACGATGCGATCCCACAATTCTTTGGTTTTGGGATCAGCATCCTTGGAGAGACCGCTTGACCGGTGGTTGTTGTGCAGCTTCTTGATGCCATAAGGGATGCGTGTGGCATCAAAATCCGGTGGTGGCATCCACTTGTAGGTATGAACCACTTCCATAGCCATGACTGGTCCCATGGCTCTGAGTTTGTCCAAAGCCTCATCTAGCGGCACAATCTGGTGCAGACGATCGCTGATGTAGTCGGCACGCTCACCATCAACCGCCACGGTGAACTCACTGTCCAACAGCTCCATCTGGAAGACCGTACGGACTTTGGCGAAGGCTTTGGCTACAATCTGGGCATTGAGACCTCTTGCATTGCCAGCCTGGTCTATGGTATAATTGACCCACTCCATGCAACTCAGCACCTCGGCCTTGTTGTAGGACCTTGTGTAGTAGTCGATCAGGTTGGCGATCCTAGCACAGGCTCCGACTAAGTAGCTCATGTGTATCTTGGCTAGCACGAAGCCTTCCGAGTTGTAACCCTCCCTGCCCCGGAACACATG